TAAAGAAAGGCGGGTCGGTAAAAGATGCGTGCTACAACAAAGTGAAGTCGCGCTATAAAGTCTTTCCATCTGCCTATGCTTCTGGTGCCATAGCTAAGTGCCGTAAGGTCGGTGCTAAGAACTGGGGAAACAGTGGCCGTTCGTAAGACAGAAAAAGGTGCAGCGTTAAAACGCTGGTTTAAGGAAGATTGGAAAGATGTCCGTACTGGTAAAGCGTGCGGGCGGAAGAAGGGCGAAAAGCGTGGTACACCTTACTGTAGGCCCAGTAAAAAGGTTTCTAGTAAGACCCCTAAGACCTCTGGAGAGATGACCGCAGCAGAGAAAAAGAAGCGGATAGCCCAGAAAAAACGGTTGGGGCAACCGGCAGGTAAGCCTAGAAGAGTAGAGTCTTTACGAAAGAAGAAAAAGAAAGTTGCTAAGAAAAAGAAATGATTACTTGGACTGAACGTAACGACATAGTTGAAGAAATAAAAAAGTGGTCAAAGCATACTTTAGAGGTTAGCAACCCAGAATTTAACAATTTACCCCCGTGCCCATATGCAAAAGCAGCGTGGCAGGAGAGTAAAGTAGACATAGTTTTTAAGTTTGAGGCTGAAGATTACAAAAGACTGTACATGGCGCTCCACAACTGGGACGACAGAAAAGACTTAGTAATCATAGCGGATACGGAGTTCATAGAAGATCAAGACGAGTTTCATCAGTTTGTAGATCACGTTAACGAGGCAATAGCCAATAACGTATTTAGAGACAAAGACATGTGGGTTATGGGTTTTCACCCAGAGGATGAAGCTAACGAGTTGTTCGACGAGGGGGAGTTTGAACCCCAAGCAGATACTGAATACGCATTATTGTTTGTGCAGCGGCTATCCAAGTTAGAGAAAGCCGCAGAGAAGTTAAGACCTCTTGGTTATTACGATAAGTATTTTCAAGAGTATGATGTAGCTGACATGTACGAACTTCGTACAAACTTTTACAGGAGACTGAAAGATGGCAGGTGCTAAGAAAAAAGGCCCAAAAGGTATGCGTGGTGGCGGCATGGCTAAGAAGAAAGGCCCGATGGGCTTTAAAAGAGGCGGTAGAGCCGGTACTAAGCGTAAGAAGAAGTAATCTATGACTACCTCGGGAACTGCCACATTCAATATGGACTTCACGGAAATCGCTGAAGAAGCGTGGGAACGTGCTGGCCGTGAGATGCGTTCGGGATATGACCTGCGTACTGCACGTAGGTCTATGAACCTGCTTACTATTGAGTGGCAGAACCGTGGCATCAACATGTGGACTATCGATGAAGGCACTGTCAACCTTGTGGAAGGAACGGCGACGTACGCTCTACCGGCAGACACCATTGATTTGCTTGAGCACGTTGTACGTACTGGTAGCGGTAATGTTACTACTCAGTCTGATCTCAACATTACGCGCATAAGTGTATCTACTTACTCTAGTATCCCTAACAAACTTTCTCAGGGACGCCCTATACAACTGTATATAGACAGAGGCCAAGCAAACCCCTCAGTCACTGTATGGCCCGTCCCAGATCAGGGTACTGCGCTTGCCCCTTACTATATTTTAAAGTATTACCGTATGCGCCGTATTGAGGACTCGGGAACGGGTGTGAACACCGCCGATGTCAACTTTAGATTTTTGCCCTGCCTAGTTGCAGGGCTTGCGTATTATATAGCGCAAAAAGACCCAGAACTGATGCCTAGAATACCTATGATACAAGCAGAGTATGAAAGGCAGTTTGAGCTAGCGGCAGGAGAAGACAGAGAAAAAGCTTCTATTAGTTTAGTACCTCGTAGCTATGGCGTGAGGTAGACATGAGTCAGAGATTTGCCTCGGCTCAGAACGCAATAGCGATATGCGATATTTGCGGGTTTCAGTACAAACTTAGAGAGCTTAGACAACTAATTGTAAAAGGGAACAAGACAAACTTAAAAGCTTGTCCCGAATGTTGGAACCCAGACCAGCCACAAAACAGGCTGGGAGAGTTTCCAGTAGACGATCCACAGGCAGTGCGCGATCCTAGATCAGACGCTGCGGAGCTTGCAGCTAGTAGAGCACACATACAGCCTATAAACCCCTCGTTAGTTTTAGGGGCAGGACAGATAGGCCAAGTAACTATTTCAATCACTTAGAGGTTTGAAAATGAAAAAATCAAACAAAAAGGCGTCCAGTGTTATTGAACACCCCAACGAGCCTGTGGCTTACAAGGTGGACACTGTTAACCAACCGCCTAAAGATATGAAAACTAGCGGCGTTAAAATTCGTGGTACTGGTGCTGCTACTAAAGGCACAATGGCACGGGGGCCAATGGCGTAGTGAATTACACTGAGCTAAAAGCAAATGTAGAAGACATCTGTGAGCAGACGTTTACGGCAGATCAACACGCCATGTTTGCAGAGCAAGCCGAGCAGAAGATATACAGCACGGTGCAGATTCCTGCGTTGCGTAAAAATCAAACAGGTACTTTAACTACTGGGAATAAGTATCTGACGATGCCTAGCGGTATGTTGTACGTGTTTTCTTTAGCAATTATTAGTGGGAACAACTACACCTACTTGTTGGACAAAGACTCTAACTTTATTCGTGAAGCCTATCCTAACCCTTCTAGCACAGGCACCCCCGTGCACTATGCATATTTTGACCAAGACAGTTTTATATTGGGGCCAACTCCTGATAGTAGTTATTCTACCGAACTGCATTATGGGTATTATCCTCAATCTATAGTGGATGCAGGTACAACGTGGCTTGGTACTGAATTTGATTCTGCGTTGTTAAATGGCGCATTAGTAGAAGCTATACGATTCTTGAAAGGTGAACCAGACATGGTGGCTATGTACGACAAAATGTACGCGGAATCTTTAATTCTTCTTAAAAATCTTGGTGACGGTAAGTTACGTGCTGATACATATCGTTCTGGTCAACCACGATTACAAGTGGGTTAACATGTTTGATTTAGCAATATCAGATGTAGGTTCGGTAGGAGTAACTACCACAGAATATAAAGGACATGATCCTGAGTTTTGGGCAAAAGAAGCGACAGAAAGGATTATATCAATAGGAGATAAGAGTCACCCTGCAATAAGGGAACAGGCAGAGGCATTTAAGAATCATGTATACTCTGTTATTCTTCACAATATGAAAGAAGCAATTAAAAGTGATAGAACTACTTTATCAGGGGTATTTGAGAAGAATCAACAGAAAGAAATGGCAGACATAATCAGGAGATTGTAATGGCTATATCACAGGCTATGTGTTCCTCGTTTAAAAAAGAGCTACTTGAGGCAAAACACAATTTTTTAGCGAGTGGCGGCAACAGCTTTAAATTGGCTTTGTACACAAGTTCTGCAAGTTTAGGAGCGAGTACAACAGCCTATACGAGTTCAAATGAAGCGAGTGGTACTAACTATACTGCTACTGGGGCGGCTCTTACCAATATAGATCCTAGCAATGATGGTACTACGGGTATCACCGACTTTTCTAATCTTACGTTCTCTACAGTGACAATCACTGCAAGGGGAGCATTAATTTACAATGACACAAATGCAGATCGTGCTGTATGTGTGTTAGATTTTGGTGGCGATAAAACTGCTACCGCAGGAGATTTTACAATTACTTTCCCAACTGCAAACGCGAGTAACGCAATTATTAGGATTGCCTAATGCCTGAATTAACTGGTTGGGGACGGGGCGCATGGGGATCTGGTACGTGGGGAGAAGTTGAACCCGTATCCCCCACTGGAGTTGCAGGTACAAGTGGTTTAGGTAGTGTAACTGTTAATCCTGTATGCAATGTGTCAGTAACAGGTGAAAGAGCAATAGGGTCAGTAGGCACTGTCGTAACAGGAATATCTGGAACTTATGCAGTAACAGGAGTTTCAGCAACAGGAGAAATAGGATCACCAAGTATATGGGGTCTGGTAGATACAGCGCAAACACCAAATTGGCAAGAAATAGCCGCGTGAGGTTTATAAAATGGCAACTTATGTAAATGATTTAAGACTTAAAGAGATTGGCACAGGCGAATCTTCAGGTACGTGGGGGTCAGAAACAAATACGAATCTGGAGTTAATTGCAGAGGCTTTCTCATATTCTAGTACAGGTGAAGCGATTGCAAACGCATCTACTCACACTATAACAATGGCAGATGGCACATCAGATGAAGCCCGTAGTTTTTATCTAAAATGTACAGGTGGAGGTCAGGCTTGTACTGTAACTTTAGCACCGAATACCCTTTCTAAAGTATGGCTTATAGAAAATACAACTAGCTATACTCTTGCTTTTAGTCAAGGATCTGGCGCAAACATATCAGTAGCAGCAGGGCAAGTCAAAATGATTGCTACTGATGGGGCAGGTTCTGGTGCGGCTGTTTATGATTTGTTTACAGATCTTTCTGTAGCAGGTGATTTACTTGTTGCAAACACAATACAACCAGCAGGAGATACCGCTTCTGGAGATACCGCTGCAATAGGTTATGCTTCAGCAGATGGCATTATAGTAACCGGACAAGGTTCTACATCAGATGTAACTTTAAAGAATGATGCAGATGGTACAGTTCTTACTATACCTACAGGTACAACAAATATTGATATTGTTGGTGT